AATGCCTGCTGGTGCGGCTGCTCCTGTTTCTGGTGCCCCCGGCGCTCCCGTTGTTAAAACTCCAGTTGCCAGACCCCCGGTGTCTGCTGCTCCCGCCGCTGCTCCCGCCGCTGCTCCCGCTACTGGTATTGGAACGCCGCCAATTAAATTTAGCGATGACCCTTCAGAGTATTTAAACGCTATTCAAAAACTTTCGCCTACTGGACCTGTTTTTGATCCGTTTGCAACAGAAACCAGAGCGATTGGGGCAAAAAGTGTGGCTGCTGCCCAAGAACAAGAAGCACTGCGTAAAAAGCAAATGGACGAATTGGGTATTGCGGGACTCAAAGAAGAAGAACGGTACAAAAAACGGGAAGAAAAATTAGGCAAGCAAGAAGGCGAATTAAGTGGTCTTTCCATGCTTAAAGCTGGTTTGGCTATTATGTCTGGCGAATCCCCCCACGCGCTGGTTAATATAGGTAAAGGTGCTGCGGTAGGTGCAGAAGACTATATTAAAGGGCGAGAAAAAATTAACAATGCCCGTGAACGGCTTGATGATGCGTACAGTCGTTTAGAACAAGCGCGGCGCGGAGAGACCATCCTCAACCAGCGCGAATTGGCACAGCTTAGTAAAGATGTACGCACCGCTGAAATTCAAAGCGAAAAAGATGTTGTGGCAGGCGCACGACAAGCATACGGTCTTGCACGTGATGATGCCAAAGCAGCAGCAAGCGCTTATTTTACGGCAAAAGCAGAACAAGCAAAAATACAGTCTATGGAAGGTATTGCCGGTTTGGATCGGGCAAGCAGAGAAAAAATCGAAGGAATGCGAATTCAAGCACAAAAAAATATTGCCAATATGTTACCGGGCGAGGCGCGTGTAGCTATGCTATTAGGTAAAGGGGAAACAGAAAAAGATAGACTTGAATCTGGATTAGAAAAATTAGATCGTTTGAAAGGCAATTTGACAGAAGCAAAAATAGCAGAACTGTATGTTAAGCATGTAGCAGACCAAAAAAAGGCACTTCAAGAACCAATGTCTCCTACAGAATTTGCAAAAGTTCTTCGCAGCGCTATGTTTTCATTAAAACCAGAAGTAGCCGATGTAGATAAAACACGCCCTCGATAATAAGTTTAAAATAGCTTCTAGCGTATAGGGCATCGCTAACCCACTACAACTTAAGAGTTTTTATGGCAAAAGCAGTACAACTTCCAGACGGATCGTGGTTCCCGCTAAAAGACGGTGAAGACCCTTTAGCTGCACTTGCAGAAGCCGAAAAAAAATATCCAGAAGCGTTTGGCATAACAACCGAAGCCGCCCCTGCTAAAAAGGCGGGTATTGCAGGCGGCTTTGGGCGCGGTATCGAATCCCTGTTATCCAGCTACCAAACAGCCGCCGGAGCCGTAACAGCCCCAGAAGAAGCTGCCAAAGCCGCACTACAACGCCAACAAAAAATAGGCGAGAAATACGAAGACGCCGCTAGTTTGGAGCGGGTAAAGAAAGCCTATGAAGAGCAAGGACTTTGGTCTGCTGCTAAAGAAGTGGCTTCTCAAGTACCTCCCGCAATAGCCGAACAGCTTCCACAACTAGGCACAATGTTTGGCGGCGCTCGTCTTGGCGCTATGGCGGGTTCTCCTTTTGGACCAGTTGGTACAGTTATTGGCGGTATTGGTGGTGCAGGCGCAGCACTGCTGCCGCAGTTTTTTGGTTCAAACATTGAACGCCAAGCAGCCGAACAGCAGCAAAAAGGCGAAGCCCTTCAAGTGGATCGCGGTGCAGCTTTGGCATCCGCTACTGGGCAAGCTGCGCTGGAAGCTGCGGGTAGTGCGTTTGTGTTTGGGGGACGCCTTGTTAGTAAATTGACTGGAATCCCAGAAAAAGCGCTATTGGTGGGTTCTAAACCAGCAGAAAAACTGGCAGAAGAAAAACTGCGTTCTTTAGTTGCCAAAGGAATGGCCCGAGGCTTTATTGCCGAGCTTCCAGTTGAAATTGGGCAGCAGATGCTGGAGCGGGCACAAGCGGGACTTTCTTTAGCAGATGAAGATGCTATGACCGAGTACGGGCAAACCGCGTATCAAGTCGGGTTGTTGTCGCCGCTTGGTATTGTGGGACGCGCTTCAGAAAGATCAGGCGCTAGACAACAGGTTGAACAAAAACGCAAAGAAGAAGCAGCGGCAGCGGCAGAAGTACAGGCAAAAGAAGCAGCACGGCAAGAGGCAGAACAGGCACAGTACCGTCAAACTCCCGAATACATAACGGATGTTCAAGCCCGTTATGACGCACTGGTAAAACAAGAGCAAGACCTTGTAGCCAAAACAAAAGTAAAACCTGCTGGACAAGACCCCGCATCATTGCTAGTGGCAAAACAAGAGAAAGAAGCCGCGCAACGCGAACTAAAAGATTTTCGTACTTCCCCTGAGTATGAGTCCCTTGTGCAGGAATATGCACAAGTGCTACCTGCGGTACAGCAGCAAAAGCAGTCTGCGCAAGCAACCGAAGCTATCTTTGGTAAAGAGCCAACTTACGAAGCCGAAGACGTGTCCGATATTGGACAAGCTACGGCGTTGCAAAAACAGATTGATGCGCTGAAAAAACAGCAAAAGGGTTTGCCTCCAGCACAACAGCAACCGCTACAAAACCGTATCAATGCAATAGAAGAAACGCTGTACGGTAAAGACGATAAGCCGGGACTAGTGCCGCCAGCACCGGTATACAACGCGGCAAAGGCACGACTTGAGCAGGCGCTGGAAGCCAAAGGGGAAGAGATTCAGCAAGCCGCCACTGGCTCTGCGCAAGAACAGAAGCTGTTGAATGAACACCAACAGATAGCGGATGCGCTGGCAAAACTTGAACAATTTAAGCCGCTTATTAAGCCTGTTTCTACTGCACCATCTGCTGCTGCGCTGCGAGAAAAGATAAACAAAGCCAAAGAATTAGGTGATTTTGCACTTGTTAAAACGCTTGTTCCTAAACTAGCCGAAGCAGAGCAGCAAGGTGCGCTGCCGTTTGAAACAGGCTATCCAGTTTCGGAAGCAGACCAACAACTGGCTGCTGAAATTGCGCAGGGAAGAGAAGACGTTAAAGTTGCACAGCAAAACAGAGAGCGTGTTGAAGCTGAAACTGCGGCGTTGTTCCGTATGGGTACGCATCAATTATCTCCAGCTGCTTTAGAGCTACGTAAAAAACGGTTAGACGAAGCGCGAGAATTGCTGCGTCAAGTTAGTAAACCTACAACAAAACGGTTGCGACTTGTTAAACCTTACTTAGTACAACCGGGAGGCAAACTAAATCAAGCTACTCGCGCCAGTTTGTTGGTGCGTGAGAACGAGCAGGATTGGGCGTCTTTTGACAAAGAAGTTAAAGAAAACGCTTTTAGAACCCATGAGCGGGAAGAACTGTATAAGCAGCTCAAAGCCAAAGAAAAAGAACTTGAAGCGGAATACAACGAATTTGCTGTATCGGGCTACGGGCCGTCTCCGGCGTTGGAATTGATTCGCACAGAAGCGAACGCGGTAGCCGCTGCGTTAAAACAAGTAGAACGCAAACTAGCACTAAGCAATGCAGCGCAACGAAAAGGCAGTATTTTACAAGGCGATGAAGTTTACACACCAGACTATAAATTTGGTGCGCCGTATGCATTTAAAGGCGAAACGAGCAGCCGAGCAATTAGCCGTCCAACTAAACCTACCCCACAAGGGCCGCTGTCTGTAGAAGGCGCAGAAGCTAGTGATAAACGCGTAGAAGAGTTAATTGACAGTTTATTGCCGTTTGTTACGGGTGCAAAACCACGTACACCCGAAGAAGCACAAGCAGCCGAAGAACGTCAGCGTAAACAAGAATTAAGTCAGGCATCGCTATTTGACGTTGAAGCGCAAAAAGAGCTTGCAGGTATGGAGTTTACTCCAGCAACCGCAAAGCCAGCCGCACAACGAGTTAGCCAAGCTCCTATTGAACAGGCTGCTGATTTAGTTGAACGTGCGCGGGAATTACGTGATCGACTAAAAGAATATAACGCGGCTATTCAAAAATCAGGGCGTCCGTCTGACCCTGAAAAGTTAGCGCGTTTAAATGATTTGAAAGACTTGCGGGACAGTACGCTAACTGAACTGGACAACGTTCAAGAACAATACGCCGCACTGACACAGCGTCAAACTCCTGCATATCAAGTTGCTGAGACCGAACCCGGTACTGCCGATCTTTTTGGCGGGCTAGAAGAAACCCGTGCAGAGAAAAACCGTGTACAGGCACGGCTTGACAGGCTATATGACGAACGGGAGCAGTTAAAAGCAGATTTGCAACGCAGAGGGCAAGTTGGCACAACGCCTGAATTGCAAGCATTGGTTGAGCAATACAGCAAAGACACGCCGCAACTACGCAATGTAGAAGATCAAATTGTTCAACAAGAACAAGAACTTGCCCGGATTTCTGGCAAAAACAGTGAGCGGTTTGATGCGTTTATTCAAGCGCGGGAAGCGGAACGTATTGCCGAAGAAGACACAAAAACCAGAACCCTCCCCGGTTTTGAGCGCCGTGCAGGAGTGCGTCCAGTAGACACTGCACAGCTTCGTGAAGCAAAAACTGAGCTAGTTAATTTACAAAATACGGCTGAAGAATTACGTAGAGCGCAAGCATCTGGAGCGGCAGACCCCACAGGGTATTTGCGTGAACTAGCAGGACGTTTAACAGACGAGTATGAAGCATCTTTAGTTGAAACACAAAACCCAATAATTAAAACGTGGCCCATTCAGAAGCTGACAGCGCTATCAAAGCGCTATCCACGCCGGATACTGGAGCCAACAGAGCGGGATATTGAACATCAAGAAAGTCTGCGTAAACGTATTGCGTATTACAACAACGTAATAAAAGGGCGCAATCGTAAGGCATTGGATACCGCGCTGGACAAAAACCTTGAACAGCAAGCTAAAGCGCGTGAAAAAATTGCAGCACTTGAAAGCCGTCAGCGTGCTTACGAGCAGCAAGAAGCAGTAAGAGAAGGCGCGGCCCCCGGAACGGCTGAAGCCCAACGTATTCTTGAAGGCGAAGGTTTCCGTACAGTTTCTGGTGCCGTGCGTACCAAACCAAAGAAACTGGAAAGCTGGGGCATTAAACAAATTACCAAGAAAAACGTATCGCCAGTAAAAACAGAAAAAATTGTTCATAGCCTTCAACAACTTACTGCCTATAAGAAAGCGGCAGAGCAAGAAACAAAACTTGCTGCGGAAGGCAAGCAGACCATTGAGCGGCAGATTGATCGGGTAAATAAAAACCTTACGGGTTTGCAAACTACGTTAGCGCAAATTTATCCGCCTGCTGTCCAACAGGAAGTAGAGTCTGAAATTGAAAAAATACTTGCTACTGGCTACACGCCAGAACAGCAGCAAGAACTGCGCAACATGCAGCAGATATATGCGGCACTAAAAACTACAACGCAAGGCAATACCGTAGCCGATGTTGTTGCTAGGTTGACGGCAGAAAAAGATCGGTTAATGGAAGAAAAAGGTCGCTTTACAGGCCGACGCGGTGAAGTTGTGCTGCACCGAAATGAAGTTGAAGAAGAACTAGCGGGTATTAAGGCTACACACAAGAAAAAATTTACGGCCATTATTAACGACCAAATTGCGGATTTGACACGCAATATTGCTTTTATTTTGCGTGAAAGTAAAAAGACTAGCGATGCTTGGTCTACCTCGCTTAATAGTCTTATAACAGAAACAAACACTAATACTGCTACGGCTTCTGAAAACTTAGAGTTTGTGCAACGCTTGTATGATGCCGCAGAAGCGCGTTTTATAAAGTACAGAGATGATGTAGCAGAAGAGCTGAACACACAGAGGCTTGCGCTTACAAAATTTGAGGAAAAAGATAAGGCGGGTTCCCTTACAACCCGTTTGGCGTTTGATAACGCAATGGCAAAATGGGAAGCTATTTCCCAAGAACACAGGTTTGCTCAAGACAGAAATCACAATTCCATAGTGGTGGGTCGCAAAGCAGCACAAAAACTATTAGAAGACGCCCAACAAAAATATAAAAATGCACGGCTTGAACAGCTTAATTTGTTAAAAGCATATGGCACAGACATTAAAGCTGTAGTTGCTGCCGAAACACAAAAACTGCAAACATTAGCTACACAGGCGGCAGAGCAAACAAAAGACCTAAAAACCAAAGAAACGCAGCTTAAAAAGATTGCACAGGTACAAGCTAAAGCAGCAGTCGTTGCAAAGGCGGAAAAAGAAGCGCCTCTTAAAGACGAACTTGCTGAGTTTAAGTACACGGCAAAAGAGAAAGAAACGCTGCGGCGTGTTCGGGAAGGTCTGGGTTTGCCGGGTGTTCGGTATGAATACGACACCACTTCTAAACTGGTTACACAAACCCGCGCTGCCGTACGCCAGACATTGACACTGCGTCAAGCAGAGTTGGAAAAAGCACAAGCCGCTGGCGATGTTGCTAAAACACAAGAACTTACCGCAGTAGTACAGCAACTTGAGCGGGATTACGAAAGCGTTGCCAGTCTTGGTGAGCGTGTTGGTCGATTTGTTGGTGAAGGCGCAGAAGAGCGTGAGTTTATTAAAGACGTTCAACCCGCAGTTGAACCCGGCAAACGATTGCCAACTCGTATTGTTGGTCCGTTGGTCCGTGTTGGTACGCAGCCGCCAAGCCAGATGCTATCTGGAACAGCGGAATCGCGTGAGGCTGTGTCTAAAGGCAACCGCCCACAGCAAGCAGGCAAACGCAAACTTACTGCGGAGCACATGAAGCCAGCAGACGCGTCTGCTATTAGTCTTACTGTTCTGAAACAACAAGCAGACGCTTCTTCTGGTCAGCGTAAAAAAGACCTCGATGCTGCTTTTAAAGCCGCTACTGACGGCATGACCAAAACGCAAGTTGCTGAAAAAATTAAAGATGGAGAAGACCTTATTGCTGTGCCGGGTGCCGCTAGTGTTGTAGCGGCTAGAGAGCGTTATCGTGTAGCAGAAATAGCGGTTGCCCAAGCAGAAGCGGACTTAAAAGCCGCTAAAGATGGCTATGCCAAAGAAATGGCACAAGACTCGCTTGATTTAGCTAGAGAAGAGTCTGACCGCGCATATGAAAGGTTGCAAGATGCAAAAGCACTTGTGGCTGTTGGACTTAGTGAAAATGCTACCGCTAAAAAACAAACAGAAAACGCAATCAACACAGCGTTTGAAAAAGAAGCAGCAAAAGGTGAAAAAGAAGGCCCGTTAACTACTGCGCAACGCGCTGCTAAAGCTGCTGAAGACGATGAGTTTGCCGTTGAATATACGACGGCTAACCGCACAGAATCCAGTGCGGCAGTTAGAGAAGCTATTTTAGACGGGCGTTTGGTGGAAGCGCTAGAACGCCTTGCTGTTGACAGCGACAATGCGCTCATTCGGGACAGCGCTAAAGACCTTAGCAAACTGGTGTTGCGCACCAAATTGGCGTTTGATCCTGACTTAATGCACGACGGCAAGCCTGTACCCGCTAAGTACAGCACAACCAATAACACTATTACGTTCCGTCCAGAAGAACTTACTGACGAAGACATTATTCACGAGGCTACACACGCCGCTACTTTGCGTGTGCTAAATATGCCGGATGAGCAGCTAACTACTAGACAGCGTAACGCTAAACGGGAACTTACTGCAATTTACACAACCGCATCCAAACGCAGGGACTTAAAAACTCAATACGGCATTAAAGATGTTGCAGAGTTTGCGTCTGAGTTGCAATCTAATGTGGAATTCCGTGCAGCACTGGATACGCAGCCTTGGTACAAACGCGTATGGCACGCGCTTACTCGTTTGTGGAGCACGAAGCCGATTGAGAAGATTAGCGATCAAGCCAGTGCGTTGGTAAAAGAAATCTATTTGCCTTCGGCAAAGATTGCGGCTGGACCGGAACAAGCATCTATTTTCCGGCGTGAGACCCCACCGGCGTCTTCTATTATCGGGTATGACCCCGGCAAACTTGAAACTTTGCGTGGCAATTTGTTTGGTTTGTCCGGGCGCGTTCAGTACATAGACCGGCTTGCTGCTGCGGAAGAAGCGCTTGTTAAGGGTGAGGGTGCCGGTAAGCTGTCTTCTACTGAAGCGTTTAACGCTCAGTATTTTATGCGGTTGGCAGATAAAGTTACGCAGGCTGCGGGGCAGTTTATTACAACCGGCCCTGTCCGCATTGTTGCAGATAAAGTTGGCAACGCCACAGAGTATCGGTATGAGTCTATCTCTGGCGCAAACCTTGTTGATATGAGCACGGAAATTGAGCTTGCAGCTAAAGCAGGCGGGATGTCTCCTACAGAAGCCGAAGCTATGCTGACGGTTATTATTGCCGGTCAGCGTGCTAACGCTGTGCAAAATGGTTGGGAACGGTTGCAAGGCGCTAACCCTGCCGCTGCCAAAGCCGAATATACCGCGTATGTCAACAAGATGAACGCCAACCCAAAGGTAAAAGCGGCTATGGAAGCTGCAATGCAGGAGTACAAAAAGTACAACGAGGCCTTGTTAAACTTTGCTGCACAAACCGGATACATGAGCAAAGACGAAGTGCGGCGGTTAAACAAAATGCCTTACGTGCCTTTCTACAGGGTTGAGGATGGCAACGTCAAACTGTTCGTATTGGGGGAGCGCCCAATCACGATTGGCAATATAAAGAACAGCCCCGATTTAGCGCAATTCTTGGGTAGTGAGCAAAAGATTCAGCCCATTTTGACCAGCGCCGTGCAGAATACATTCATGCTTACTCGCATGGCTATGCACAATAAAGCCACGATGGAAACCAGCAATGCGCTTTATAAAGCCGGGTTTGTTTCTAAGATGGGCAAAGGCACTGGCCCGGAAAGCACGAGTACTGTTCGCTACAAAATAGACGGCGAAGATCATTTTGCCTTGGTGGATGCGGACACTTTTGGAATCCCTGCTGAGTTGATTGTGCGAGGCATGGAGGGTATTAAGACTACGATTCCAGACATCGTTAAGATGATGGGGATACCTGCTAATCTGCTGCGTAAATTTATTACACGCAGTCCTGCGTATGCGGTTCGCCAGCTTATTAAAGAACCAATGCAGGCGTTCATCATTTCTGACGTAGACGGTGTTCCTATAGCCAATGCGCTTAAACAACTGGCAAAAATGCGGGCTGGGCGTAGTCCGGCGGAACAAGACTTAATGCGCGGCTTGGTAGTTAGCTCTAATATATACACGGGCGATGAACAGGACATGCAGAAATTCCTTAGCGACATTTCAGCTGGACGTAGTGGTTGGGATAAATTCTTGGGCAAAATGGATACGCTTGCGCTGCAAGCAGATGCCGCAACCCGCGCTGTTATTTATGAAGATAGTCTAAAGAAAGGTTTTTCTAAAGCTAAAGCACAGTTCCGCGCTATGGAATCCGCTAACTTTAGTCGCCGGGGGCTGTCGCCAAGTATGCAGATGATGAGCACTTTGGTGCCATTCTTTAACGCCCAGATTCAAGGTTTGGATGTTTTGTACCGGTCATTGACCAACAAAATGCCGTTTGCTGAACAACTGGAGATTCAGCGCAAGATCGTAGCTAGGGGAACTATGCTCTTTGCAGGAGCGATGGCATATGCGTTGATGATGCAAGATGATGAGGCGTACAAAAAAGCTAAACCAGAAGAGCGCTATACCAATTTCTTTGTGCGCATCCCCGGCGTAAAAGACCCGTTAAAAATACCAGTTCCGTTTGAGGTTGGTTTGTTTTTCATGGGAGTGCCACAAATGTTGGTGGATGTTGCAACTGGCAGTGTTACTGGCAAAGAAGCAACCAAAGCCATTGGTAAAGGACTACTCAACTCTCTTCCGGGAGTTATCCCCGCAGCACCAAAACCAATTATTGAAGCGTTCTACGGAGAGACTGCCTTTGGTCCTATTGAATCCCAACGCGAGAAAATGTTGGAAGCGGGTTATCGGTTCCGTCCCGAAACCACAGAAGCAGCCAAAGCATTAGGCAGTTTTACGGGGGCAGTCGGGGTATCGCCGCTGATGATTGAACATTTTGTTCGCGGCTACACAGGATCGCTGGGACTGGCACTCTTGAGCACACTCAATCCGCTGCTGCGGGAATCGGCTGAAGGCGAGAAAGCCCCAACAGGTGCTTCCAAATTGCCGTTTGTTGGCGGGTTGTTTCAGCCAGCAGAAGGGCGCTTCCTTATTGACCGTGCATACAGCCGCATGGATGATGTAATACAGGCGCAGCAGACGTACAAAGATATGGTTGCAAGAGGGCAAAAAGATCGTGCGTTTGCTTACGCCAAAGAAAATGCAGACCTTCTTGCTGGCGCACAGGCTGCTGGGGCGTTCCGTCAACGTATGGGCGAATTCTTTGCGCTAGAACGTAAGATTGCAGCCAACCCAAATATGACGGCAGAAGAAAAAGAAGCCAAAATAAAACAGCTTAAAGCCGCAGAAAATGCTTACGCTGCTAGGTTCTATGCGGCAACCGATAGAACCACACGCCCATAAGTCCGTCCTTGATAGCGGGCTTGGCTTTAGCGTCTAGGACGCGGTGCCCCAGCGCTGCATTTAGTCCAGCTGTTTTTATGGCGTCCGTGTCGAGGCAGGGGACAAAGAACCCCTGCCCCTTCTCAAGCGTGTTCCACGGATAGCGCACTACTAACAGCTTCTTCATGGTCGCTTATCTTCCGACTGATCTTCATAGCGGACACTCGCATCGGCGGTGCTTCGGTCTTGGACATCATATCTTTCTTGGTTACATAGCTTACCGTAAATTGTGCTTCCAATTGCTTTTTAAGATTACTGTAGCTGAAGCTCATGTTGGAACAGTATGCCTTGAATAGCCGCTCTTCGATAAAGAAGTCCACGCACCCTGCCGTAACCCCGTGCTCCACACGCCCCATAACCTCGGCGCGTGTCGTGTTCTTGCTGACCACTGATCCATCGTGGAAGTGCGCCAGAGGACCCGCCTTCTCCCCGTACTTGACCACCACAAACCGCCCTTGGTACTCCTGAATAAAGCCGTTGAGCACATCCTCGGCGGTGCGCTTGCCGCCCTTGATGTTGATGCGCATACTGTCTATGTGGCGGCGCAGACTTTCAATGATCTCCTGCATGGGGATGTCCACGATCCCGGTGTGCTTACTGTTCATCAGTATGCCTGCCGCTACAGCACAAGCACAGCCCGCCATCCAGAAGCGCTCATCGTTGGGGGCTTTGAACTCGGTATACATCTGTTGGACAGTCTGGGGCAAGAGCGCCTTCAAGTAGTCCACATTAGCCACAAAATACCGGACTAGCACATCGCCAGCTACAGCGTAGTTACTCTGCAAAGATTTAATGATCTCGATCTCTTCCTGTGTCCAGTCGAGCTTCTCGTCCATGATGTACTCAATCAGGCGGCGCAGTTCACCCTCGGAGGAGTGCTGCCGTGCCCCGGTCATATAGTCAACCGCTGGGCGATTGGAAGACATAATCGCAATCGTCTGCCAGATAGATAAATTCAATCGTTCCTTGTTCGTGCCCGATTCCATGCGCTCTTTGCCGCGTCCTTCGCTCATACTGAAGAGGAACGCCGGGAACCATTCAAAGTCCACCCGGTTGTTGGTGGTGATTTCATCTGTAACCAGAGGGTTGCTGCGTAGTAGCCCCAATCGCTGCTGCATAGCCACCGCAGAGGTGCCTGAGCCGGTACGGTAATGGACAGGGTGCCCCCAGACAGAAGCCGCCGTATCCAGCGCCAACGATTTACCTGTGCCGGACTCGCTTGAAGCACAATGCACTGTCATTCCATACAGTCCTGTAAAGCGCATCAGCGGAGCGCCAGCGCCAAAGAGCATGATGGCTAGGTGATCCCACATCTTGCGCCGAATCATCATGTGGATGATCTTCCGCCAGTTATCCAGATCGCCCGTTGGCTTGGTGTTCTGTACGATGTTTTCCAGCCCCGGCATGGGAACCAGCACAGGGTCGGCGTCCTTGTTGTATATGGCTCCGGCATATACGTAGCTGTCGTCTGCCTGCCAACCGTAACTGCTTGGGATGACAATCGGGTGCTTCTCGGTGCTCAGTTTTTCTACACAGGCGCGGACATAATCGAACAGGTTCTTATTGTTGCCGTGACCAAAGGAAGCCACGATGTTCTGGTTCATCAAGAACTTGACCGTCTCATCCTGTGAGGCTACGCACTTCTGCGGCAGGTTTATCTCCATAACACCGTTCGGGCGCACGGCATAAAACAGTACAAAGTGATCCCCGTTATTGTTAAGTATGTCTACCGGAAACAGGTCGTAGGGAAGAACAGCCACAAGGCGTTTGGTGATGTTGCCTAGCGAGTCGATGTCCTGTTTTTCTATGTACACACCACCGTGCTCCCCGTAGGCATAGCCAGCGGGAGCTTCCGGGCGCAATAGTTTTTCGGACTTATTGCCGCTTTTTGGAACCTCAATTTCTCTAGCTTCGACACTGGCGGCGATTTCGCTACCCAAAGCCAGCGGGTTGGTTATCTTGCCCCAATGTTGGCACTTATCACAAATGCCCGGGTTGCACCGGTCAAACGCCACGCACGAATACGGTCCCTTGATCTGCGCCAGTTTCTCATTCATGCGCTCTTCATCGTAGGGATGTAGTTCAGAGAGCCACTTGACTGCCTTGGGCGCTTCCTCACACTTCTGCGCTATGCTCAGGGTTGCCCGCCACAGCGGTTCCATCCCGTCTTCCTCGGCGTTCTCAATGTAGTGCAGGATTTGTCCGCAGCCTTGCCCGTCCTTGGTCTTGGTCAGGATGGTCTTGAACTTGGTTATGCGGTTCTCAAACAGCTTAACTGCCGTGGCAGAAGGATTGACACTGGTCGGTCTGGTTCCGGGCAGCGACAGCGCTGCCGCAGGGGGTGCCGGTACTGGCGTCTTCAGCATACTGAAGATATGCTTGGACAGTTCCTCGAAATCGAATATGTCGCCCTGATCCACCAGTATGCGGGTAGGACGCGGCTTATCGTATTTCTTCTTAAAGTTGGATGTACCGGGGATGCGCAGCACACGGGCAGCGTCTGCCGTGACCGACATATCAATCCGCATACCTTCTTGTAAGAACAGGCGTTTAAATGCCTCGGCTACCGGCTTCCACAGCGCTATCTCTACTGCCTCACGATAGGGCCAGAACACATGCACACCACCGCCAGAGTCCGTGACATAGGGTGTCCCGAGCAAGTCAAGCCCGGTCTTAGCCATGAACTCGTTTAGCGCCTGTATCGCCTCTTTCTTGGTGGCGTAGCCATCAAGGTCAACGAACAGACATTTGCTGTAGCGTGCGTTTACGGCTTCCCTGCTGCCGCGCTTCTCAAATACGGACAATGCAAAGTAGCAATCCAGCCCTTCCTGATGCCATGCTTGTATCGTGTCTTCTAGGTGTGCAATCTCCTCTACGAACTTGTGTCGTTTAATTTTTTCTTTAAATCCTGCCGCACAATACAGCCCCATACCGGGGGACGGCAGGACAACCGCTAGAAACTCAAGCGGGGTCATAGCTATCCTTCCGGTTATTTGTTCATGAACAGGTCAAGCTGGCGTTCGTCTTTAGGGGGAAACTCATTGACAGGCGCTAACGCAGTGAAGCGGCGCAACAGTTCAAGCTGAAATGCGGTTGGCATTTCGTTAGCGGAATCCATAAAATTAGAGCAAAAGTTAATCAACTCTGTGTTGCTCAGGGTTCTAGGTTGTATTCCTGACATATTCTTCTCCAAGCCTCGTCCGCTGTCTTGGACGATTGCATTATTTTTAATAAAAGTTCCACACGGTTTTGGTAGGCGACAAACACATCCTTGCCTGCAAACCAGTTGTATACCGTCTGGCGCGTTACACCGAGTGCCTTTGCTATCTTGGTTACCGGGAAATCCAAATGAATTGCCCAGCGCCCCAGTTGGTTACCGGAGGTTTTAGGCGCGGCTACTACGGCTGAAATTACGTGTTGTGAGTATGGCATTTTTAGGGGGAGGGATAAGTAGGTACTTATCCCCCCTTGACTTAGTTACTCGTCATCCCAGTCAGAAACGATGTCTGCCAGCTTGCTCTTCTTAGCAGGCACAGCGGTATCTTTGCTGGCTGCTTTGCGCACTTCTGGCTCGTCGTCTGCTTCAGCAACCGGCTTGGTCTTGGGTGCCTTGGCTTTGACTGGTTCTTCTTCGTCTTCTGCCGGGTTCTTGCCGGGAAGTGCCAACGGAGCGGCTTTGCCTTTAACCCCATCGGACTGCGCCACCGTCATAACAATGGCACGCTGTGCCTCTGGCGTAGCACCTTGTTCCAAAGACACTTCGTACTCAGCATCGGTCAGCCAGCGAACCGGCTTGAAGAACAGCTTGGGCGACTCAGCCTTAGTATCAAAACGCATCTCAGTCACAACCTGCTCGGGATTAACAGGCGGGTTCTGCGCTGCCAAATAACGGGCATACGCTTGCAAGGGGCGCTTGTCGCCTTCTTCCTTGCCAAACACAGACGTAGCAGGCAGCGTCAACTGCAACACATCCCCACTCGGATTGTTAGCTAGCACTACTGCTATGCGTTGCTGGTAGCGGCAAGCGCGGCTATTACCTTGACCAGACCCCGCGATGTTCTTGGGGCAACTCATGCAGGTAGCAGCCTGCTTGTTTTCGGCAGACGGATCGGGGCGCTCACCATCATTGCTCCAGCAGTCAGGACCGGTCACGTTCTCGGCATCGTAGGAAGATGCGTAGAAAATGCGGCTAACCTTGGGGGCAGCTTTGACGATGATGACTTCCAAATGGCGGTCATCAATGGAAGCGACTTCTTTGCCACCAGCGACGAGTCGGAACACGCCACCTTTGATAGAAATGCGCTTGTTGCTTTGCCCAACGCCGCCACCTGTCAGGGCTTTGGCGGTATCAGACAGTTCGTTGTTACGAGCGAAGGCGGGAACATTAGATGCGTTAAAAAGCGTTACGTTACTCATGATAGATTTACTTTCTAGACTTAGTTACACGAATGTCGAACTCTGTTACGGAGTTCAGCCCCGGAGGAACAACCCCCGGGTTTTCTTCTAAGAAGGTCGCCATGTTTGACTGTGCGATGCGCTTCTCCAGTAGGTCAACGACTTCATGCTCCAGAATGAACTGTTTGAATGAGTCCCAGTCCTGCGTGTTGTAACGCGTCTTAGTAATCAGGGAGACCGTCCCAGAATCGGTATTGACCGTCTTCAAGCCTTGGGCTTTCATGCGGTCTTTGATAGCCATACGCACTTCCGTGCGCTGTTCTTCAAGTGCTGCGATCTGACTGTCGAGCGACTCGATACGGCTCTTAATTTTGCTATGGATAGTCACCAATCTATTGAGGGTGACTTCCTCTTCTACTTCAGTTTCTGTCATTGCTTTCTCCAGTTTTATTGTCAAGGGTTAGACAGTTTACATGATTTTTACGGGTGCGCAACTCCTTTCAGGACTTTATTTCAACTTCAAACATCTCGGTCAGTAGTGAGTTATCACTCACTTTACTTTCGAGGGCTTTAAACATCCGCTTTTCGATGGGCGAACCTTGGATGTGTACTACGGTGACTTTGCTGGAATCTTGCCCCTTGCGGTCAGCACGGGCTATGCACTGTACATACTGCTCCACCGACATAAGCGGGCCGTAGAAGACCACCGTATCTGCCGCAGTCAGCGTAATGCCGTGCGCGGTAGCTTGGGGCTGCATCACTAGCACCCGTGGTGTAGGCTGCGTTTGGAAGCGGTGGATGATGTCTGCACGTTTACCGGCAGCAATGCCACCGTGGATCATCTCAATGGCAATGCCCTTCTTTGTCAAGTGCGCGTGGATGCCGTCAATGGTGCTGCGGAACATGGCAAAGATGATGACCTTGCGCGATGTTTCCTCCAGTATCTCCTCCAGCACGCCTAAGCGAGGAGCAGAATCAAACTCCACGACTTCTTTGTCGTCTGTATAGGCAGCGCCGCAGGATATTTGTAGCAGCTTGCTCACGCCAGCAGCGGCATTGACAGCGGTAATGGTCTCCCCCGCCGTCTGCACCATCATGCGATCTTTAAGCAGGTCGTAGTACTTCTTCTGCTGCGGGGTCAACGGCACCTCCCGAACAGTCGTCAGCACCGGCGGCAAGTCAAGGCATTGTTCTTTGGTGAACCTAATAGCGGGTTGCAAAGCTGCATGGACTTGTTCAGCGGCTGTAGCTTTTGGTGCCCACTTGAACATGGTAATTTTGTTCATTACCTGATCGCGCCATGCCGTGTAGAACTTAGGCACATTGTCTGGGTTGACCAGCTTGGCAAGACCGTATGCGTCCACAGGCGACTGCGAAGCAGGCGTACCCGTCATCATCCATAGCAGTGTGTCCGGGCGCATGATCGACTTGAGCGTCTTCCAGCGTTTGGTTGTAATGGTCTTGTATGCGTTTGCCTCGTCCACAATAACCAGATCAAACCTGCCGTCGTTGTTGATCTCATTTGCGATCAAATTTAATCCGTCATAGTTGCAGATAACGAATTCGTAATCTTGCTGGATCATCTCAATACGCCGACTAGATTGGGCATGGTGGGCGACGATGGCAGAGCGGTGGATGATGCTGTTGTTCAAGTCACTTAACCATGCGCTGTGCATGATCGACAGCGGGCACAGGATCAGGCAGCGCCGAACCTCACCTTTCTGCATCAAGTAGTCCGCAGCCCACAGTGCCGATAGTGTCTTGCCTGTGCCGGGTTCGCTGAACACAAACGCTCTCTTATGCAGCGTAAGAAACGCAGCAGTCTCGGTCTGGTGCGCCATAGGCTTGAACCGTCCGGGCCACTCATAACGCCGGGTAATTGGCGAGGGGAGGTTTTTAACGCCCAGATTCTTTAGTACCCGTACCTCATCAAGACCCCAGTAAACCGCCACATCGTAGCCACCGTCCGTGCGTTCAACTACTTTGTGTTTGGGTATGACCTTGTACTTGTGTGGGTTGCGGGTGCGGAAGACCAGCGCTTTGTCTTCAATAATTTCCATCTGCTTTCTCCTGTTTTTACTTGTTGTCGCTGCGATTGGTTTTTTTGCTTCGCATACGAAGATTGTTGATAGTAGTTGACCCCCCGCTACGCAGAGGATTAACATGGTCTACGTCTTTTCCATCGCCTTTGTGCGCTTTGCCTTCCTTTTCCATCAGACGCCTAGCTTTTACGCGCTCCGCACGCTTCTTAATTTGCTCAGGTTGTCCTTGGTAGTTGTCGTACTCTTTGCGGTAATTGCGTGTCATGATTCAACTCCTTTTCGTGTTGTACTCACAAGTTTTAACTGCACACCATCCACACAGAGGTGTAGGTTTTGGGTTCCACACTCCTGTTGCATGCGCTTGTTCAATGCGGGCAACGCGTTCCCGGTAATCCCACCAGTATTCTTCAGCTTCGCCAATCATATAGCTGGACTTGACCATATCGTTCTTGACTACAAACAGCAAGGCACCCGACACTCTGCGTATATGCGGGAAGTGCGTGAACACCATCAATGCCATCAGCTTTAGCTGGTCTCTGTCTGGGTACTTGTTATTGCCGGTCTTGTAGTCAACAACGCGGGCGGTCAGGTTGTCATCGTCAAGGATAAGCAAGTCAGCAATACCTCGCACCCACACAGCTTTATCTTCAAAACTGCACGGGCGCAGATCGGCAGTTACACCCATCTTGTGCTCACACAGCTTACGTCCGGGCTTGGCTTTAAGCGCGTCCAGCGTGTCTTTAATGTATTCAAATTGTGGAGGCAGCGGCGTGTCGTCTTTGATATAAAACTCAGCCGCCTCATGCAGTTCCTTGCCGTACAGCGTGGCTTGGGTGTCTTGGAATTGGT